GCGCCCAGCTCGTCTCCACGCCTATATTGACGCATAGCCTGTTTTACGACTTCATTCGGGTCGTCGGGTAGTGGGGCAGTAATAATTTCAGAAGCTTTTCGGCCTTGCGGCGAACGCATGGCGTCCATCATCAGCGCATTCGCGGCTAAATCGTTAATACTTCCCGCAGCACTATCCGCAGCCTCAATACCACGCGCAACCCTCGCAGGTAGGTCATTCTGCTCTACATACTGGGGTGCTGAACCTTTAAGATTCTCTTGTAAAAACTCCCGCTGTCCAGATTCGTCGGGGATGCCGCCCTCGCCCAGACGCTTCCGCGCAAGACGAAGAGCATTATTGACTTCTCCTCCCTCAGCGTATTTACGCAATATATCGATCGGCTCGCCAGAAAAAGCGACGTAACCTCGATAAGAATTACCCGGGTCATAGTAGCTTACGCCTTGCAGTCCCGCGTCTCGCCACGCCTTCATAGCGCCCTCAGACATAGGTACAGCCATGTCACCGCGAGGTTTACCGCCGCCAAACTCGCCTTCTGCCGGCGGCTCAAACATTTTTGGTTCATAATTAAGTTTATTAATCAAAGCATTCTTTACGAACTCAGGCTGTTCGTGAAGGTATTTGTTGTAATCAATCATTTTACCCGGGTCTAAATTCAATTGGGCCTCATACATGTGACCCGATTCTTTAGGTAAGCCCTTTTCTTCATTAATCCTTCTCTGCCACATACGGGCATCGTCTTCTTTTGCGCCAAAATAAAGTCCATGGCCGTAAGATGTTCCGCCCGCACCACCTTGACCAACCTTGCTTACGTCAAACTTTTCAATATTAGCCGGAGAATAGTGATAGGCACGAATAGACCCCGTCTGCGGCATTCCCGCAAACATTGTCTCCGCCGCGCCTAAACGATCTCCGCCCTGATATTGATGAATAGCCTGCTTAGCAACTTCATTAGGGTCAGGCGGTATTGCGGACGTCACAATCTCGGACGCAGACCGCCTTTCAGGCGAACGCATTTCTGGCTGTCCGGCGATAGCTGCGAGAGCGTTATTCGCTGTTGCTGCGGCTCGATCTACGCTCTCTATGCCTCGGGAAACACGGGCGGGGAGATCGTTGTGTTCGACGTATTGAGGAGCAGAACCTTTTAGCTGCTCTTTTAAAAACGCTTCCTGACCGGCATCGTTCGGCTGAACGACAGGCGCTGGCGCTTGCGGTGGCGTATGCGCCTCAACAGGCGCGGCTGAGCCCTCGCCTTCGCTTCCGTGTGTGTGTTCATTTACGCCGCCCATATCCCGGCGCAGTCTGTGTCGCGCAAGACGAAGCGCGTTCTCAACTTCGCCGCCCGCCGCAAGCCCCATGTCCCAGTCTGGATCGCGGTCGATCGTCGTATTGATCCGGCCGCCCTTCTTAGCTCCGACCATCGCCATATCGTTAGCGTAAGCCTGCCCGCCAAAAGCTTTCGGCAACCTGTCCGTAACGAGCTTCCCCGTCCCCGGAATAACGCCTAGCGCTGTCTTCAGCGCTGTCAAATAGTCTTCGGTTGCAATTGATCGTCCCAGTCTGTCGCCTGCGATCGCCTCGCCGATTCCCGGAACGTAATACGCAAGCTCGGAAAGGCCCTCGGCAAAATTACGCCGCTCTGGTGACGGGCGCTCCTCGCCCATCAACGCAGCAGCAATTCGCTCTTTGAGAGACGGGCGATATTCTTTTAGTTCGGGCTCTTGTTTGGGGTAGTCCTTGAGCACGGGCTCGTATTTGCGGGATAGGCGAAGCGCCTCTTCTACGTCGTCAGCCATCACTCTGCGCCTTCTGGCTTAGGCTGATTGGTCAGCGCATCATACGCCATCTGCTGCCGCGCCTGCTCAAAATCAAGGCCCTTCAGCGTTTGCTGAGCGTCTCGGTTCAACAGGTTCTGCGTCTCTTCATGCCGGAGCTTATCCGCATGGACCATCTGCGTCTGTTTCAACCGCAACGCTTCCAACTGAAGCTTGCCCTTGCGGTCCGCAGCATGATTAACGGCGTCGATCTTGATTGCCTGCTTCTTGTTCTCTTCAGCGATGTTCTGCGTCTGTAGCTGCGCCATCTTCAAGGACATATCGCCCTCAGCTTGCTGCGCCTTTACCGACGTATCCATCATCTTTGCTTGCGCGGCCATCAACTTGGCCTTCGCATCCATCATCTTCGTCTCGTCAACCGGCGGCGGTCCAGGAGGCGCTTTCGAGAACAAATCGTCGGCGTCGTCAATATCGAGCATCGACAACAGGCGTTTGTACACAGCCTTCTGGTCAAAAGCCGATGGGTTCTGCGACGCTAACGTATAGAGCGCGATGCCCTTCTGAATACGCAAAGACTGAGACGCGGTGTTCGGGTCGGCGCGCGGAACAATGTTCTTATTCTCGAGCGCCTGCTGTAAAAGGTAGGCGTCCTGCTTGAACTTCGGGTTCTTGTTCGAGCGCCACAACGCCGACGGGTCGCGAACGAACAAATCCTTCAGCAGCTGGAACTCTTTCGCCTGCGCAGCGTGCATGCGCTTATGAACGGCAGACATGACTTTCTGTGCCTGCTCAATCAACGCAATCGTCGTGCCAACGGGTGCGTCCTGTCGCCCCTCGCCGACCGCAGCTTCGGCCGTGCCGCCGAGACGCTGAGCGGTCTGCTCTACGTTCTGAATAATCGCCACGAAGCCTGCGTCAACACCGCGATAAGGCAACGGGAGAAACGCCTGGTTCAGCGGGACGCCGTCGGTGTCCATCATGGCTACCTGCCCGGGGCCTACCCTAATGTTGTTTGTTTGCTGCTTACCTGTTGATCTTGTTGCGATTCCGCCAGGAAAATTGCTGAGCATTCCCGCGTCAATCGCGATGCGCCACGCCGCAGTCAGCGCGCGGCTCGCGTTGCCAAGGATCTGAAGAAGACCGAAGTTCGTTCCCGGAAACGCCGGAACAAATACGTACTCGCAGAAGGTCTCTTTGCGGGTGCAGTTCTCGTCTCCTTCCACCCACCATCGTCGAATCTCAAGGATTTGACGAGAATCCTTATCAATTGTAACGCGATAAGGAAGAGGAAGACCCGTTCGCTCACCGTCTTCTTCATGTTCGAACCCCGCAAGATCAAGCTCGCAATAACACTCGAAAATCTCTCGGTCTTGCTCGTCCTGGCCAGCGATCGTGAGTTTCGGCTGGATCCCGACGATCTCGTCGAGTTTGCGGTCGACCTGATTAAGATCTGGGGAATAAACGCCGGAGGTCAGCGGGACATCCCGCCAGGCACCGACCAACTGCATTTGCTTCACGAGGGACGGTCTCATCCGCGAGCGGTGCGTGATCCGCGAGCAAGCCTCGAGCGACACAGCGCCATCGCTAAGAATGATGTCCTTGCGGTCTATCGTTTCCACGACAGGGCGGCGCTTGATCGGGTGCCAATAGACTTTACGATACGCCTCACCCGTCAGTCCGAGCGAGAACAGCATGCGGTCGAAGTCCGGGTAATATTCCGGCGCGCTGGTCGTCAGGTAGAAGTTGAAGTCCTGCTCAAGTTGGTTCGCTTGCTCGTCTATCTGTATTGTGCTATCGCCTTCGTTGGCGACTTTTACGGGGCCATCAGCGGGTAAGAGCTCGCCCCGCGCATTCGCCTGGAAGCGAAGGACCGCTTCGAGCAACAGCGGGTGCTTGACGACCGAGATGCCTGCGTCGTTCGGCTCGGACTTAGGTTCCTCAAGCGTCACGCCGAGAAGGTCGAGCCCCTTGACGATGTCCGCGAGCTTGCGTTCCTGCCGCGAGACGTCGTCCGTGATAACGCGCAAGAGTTCTTCAGCCACCCCGCCGAGCGTGCCTGTGTCCAGGAATTCTGCCAGGTTCGCGTCGTGGTCGGACGATCCTTCGTCCATCGGCTTCAGGCCGAAGCCGCCGAAGTTTACGGTAACTGCGCCGTCCGGTAAGTCGACGACAAGAGCGTCGGGCTGAACCTTGACGATGTCAAGTTCCCCGAGGTCGACTGTTTCACCTCCAGGCTGCTCAGGCGTTTCCGGAGCGGGCTGCTGAAGAAAGCGAAAGTCATCCATGTTGGTAGCCTTTTAGTGCGGTCCGGAGCAGCTCTGCGTGACCAAAACTTCCGCCATCTCTTGGATGCGGATCAGCGTAGCTGCATGCGCTTCGTAATGTTCGACCAGAGCGACGAGCTCGTCAGAAAGTTCAATTATCTTTGCGGGATCATCCGCATGGTCCCGAAATTGCCGCATGATCTCTAGCGCCCGGGTGCGCAGGGCTTCGGCTTGGGCTGCGACATCCTGGACAGATTTCATATTCGTGCGCCAACAGTAGGAGCCCGAAGTTTAGCGTGAATTGCGGGTAAAAGCAAATGGTGCTAGTGGAGAGGATCGAACTCCCGACCTTCGGTTTACAAAACCGCTGCACTACCTCTGTGCTACACTAGCGTAAGGCCGAGCTCTGGGATTCAAACCCAAGTCGACACCGGGATGCCTATGCTTCTCACAGCACCGGAGCTCGGATAACAAAGCGCACTATACTGTCCGCAATGACTAAAGTAAAGTAAAATCACACGTCGTAGATGATCTTTTGCGGCTGCCGATACGCGCCCTCATGGCGGACTTCCGCAGCGACTTCCTCTGGCCGCTGAAGCATTCCGCGCTCTCGGAGATACTTGAGCGCCTGCGTCGTGCTGTCCACGAGGTCATCATGCTTGCCGCGCGGGAATTGCTCAAACTCAGTGATCACCATCTCCGCCCATGTCTTATCTGGCGCATAGACTGTCCCCGAAGAAAAGATTGGCTGCACAGCGTAGGCGCGGGCAACCTTATCCGCGTTACCCGGGTTCACGAGCTCTACGTTCCAGGACGTAGTTCGGTTTAGCCGCTTGATTTCTTGCGCGACACTGAGTCCCGGGCCTTTCGCCTCGATAAGCAGTTTGTCGACCTTGTACTTGTTGCACGTATCAATGACGTGCTCGACCAAACCCCAAGCCGCTTTCTGTCGCAGACGGTGCGCCATTTCACTCTCGCCCGGCTCTCGCTCAATGTCTGGCCCGTGAATCGGCAGTCGCTTCGCCCATGCTGTCATAAGCATCAAGCCAGGTATCGTGTCCCTGTCGTCGATGATTTCAACAATGTCGCCGTGGCGAGACAGCATTCGCCGCGCGACGCTTCCGCCGCGCTGAAAAACGCCCCAAACTGTCAAGGCGCTCGGATCGTTCTCCTGCTTCGATGTGTACGCACCGTCAAGAGACGCGACGACAAAGTCCATTCCCGGATATTTACTGGCGTCTTTCACGCCTTGTGCTGCGGCCATCTCGTCGTCGTAAAGCTGCCACCATTCTCGGAGGACGATGCCGCCGCCGCGCGGGCTGGGTGACTGCTGAAACTGTCCTGCATAACCGTAAGGGCCAAGCACCTGTTTGTCGCGGTCGACAACGCTGCGTGGAAAACGCGCCGGGAAAAGCAACTCGCCGTCATCTTCTCGCGGGTCGACAAATCCGATCTCGGTCTCGCAGCGCCGGTTGGGGTCAAACTCCATCGGCAGCATCAAATGACAATACGGCAGGTTGTTCTCGAGGATGACTCCGCTAACGTCCTCCTCATGAAGCCGCTGCATAATAACGATAATCGCTGACTCTTCGGGATTGTTGAGTCGCGTCGGCAACGCCTCTCGGAACGTCGTGATCGTAGACTCTCGCTGCTTCTCTGACAATGCGCTGTCGACGCTGTGCGGATCGTCCAGTATCACAAAATCGCCGCGCGAACCCGTCATGCTCTCGAAAGCCAGAGCCTCTCGGAACCCTGTGGCTGTGTTCTCAAACTTGGTCTTGGCGTTAACATCCCCGGTCAAAACAACCGCTGGCCAACGCTTCTTATACCACTCGCTCTGAACTAAACGACGCATCTTGGTCGAATCGCGGATAGCCAGGTTCTGGCTGTGCGACGTGCAGAGGAACCTGGCTTCTGGCCTGCCCAACGGTCCCCAAACCCAAGCCGGAAAGAACACAGAGGTGAACAGAGACTTCGAGAAACCTGGCGGAATGTTGATCAACAACCGATTGATCTCTCCCTCTGCAACTGCAGCCAAATGCATCGCGATAGCGTCCGCGTGCCACCCGTGGACATATTCTGCTCCTGGCTCAATAATATGCCAAGACTGCCGGACGAATTCAATAAATGACTCCGTGCAAGCACGTCGTGACTGCCGCAAGTCTAACTCAGCCTTAGCCTGCGCGCGCCGAATCAACTCCTCTCGGGGGAGCTTCAAAAGTTCTCGGACGTCAACCTGAAGCTGAAGGCTCACTCCTCGTCGTCCTCATCCAAGAGCGCCTGCTGCTCGCGCTCGCTCTCTTCAAGAATCTTTAGTACCTCGCCCTCGATCACGTTCCCCGTGATCAACTTAATTAGCTCTGCGTCGCTCATCCTGTCGTACATTGTGACCGTCGCGCTTACCTCAACCTGCGGTTTACCCCATCCTCGATCCAAAATAGAGTTTGCCGCAGCAACTCTCGCAGCAGGCGGCGAACTCTTTGAATTGACGACGTCGATTAACGCGTTTATCGCATCGGGCGTGTGCTTTCGGCACAAGTCACGGATATCTTTAGCTATTTGACGCTTTGCAATCGTCTCAGGTTTCTGAGGTAAACCCGTGGGATTACCCGATTGTCCCTTCTTGAATACCACAAATTGCCTCCAAATTGCCCCGCAATACTCCACTTTGGTCTATTTTAACGCTATTCTGCGCGTTCGCTAAGCAGTTTTTTCGCCGTCTTGCATACCGAGCGCCGCCATATAAGTCTCAAGGATCGCCTGCTCTTCTGCGCGCTTACTCGCTTCCTTCTTACGTAGCGCAATAACCGTCTTCAGCGCCTTCTTGTCGAAACCGTTCGCCTTCGCTTCGCTGTAAACGTCCTTGATGTCGGCCGCGATCGCGGCCTTCTCTTCCTCAAGCTTCTCGATGCGCTCAACGATCGTCTTTAACTGCTGTGACACTGTCCATTCTCCCTAAAAGTATCTGCTCTACTTCGTTCCAGTCCCAGTTCCGCGAACCAACTCCGGTTATCGGAACAAAATTCTTTACGCCCTTTTCTTCGAGCTCGATTACATGTGTTCCCGAAATTAGGTAGAGCTCGTCCTTCTTCCGTCTTACTGCGATGAACACGCGTCCGCCTAAGCGAGATACCCGATGAATGAATGGTATCTGCAACGGCTGG